TATCCGCATTGAGAACATCGGCTGGCAAAACCGCTAGGTTTCCACCAACCGCCGAAACAACGTCTTTCTGGAATACTGCTGTCCTTATAAGCCCCCTTGAACGAATGTTCCCAGCCTCTATAAGGTCTGGGTCTATATGAAAACCGGAACCAAACACACCAGATACATAGTCACCACTTTCTATGCTTCTGTCTGACGGATCAATTGTTATTTTGTTGCTAGATGTACCTATCTGTACCCTGCCCCTGAGAAGGTTCGGTATTTTGTTTCCAGTTAAATTCGAGTCTGGCCCAGCTATTACCGGTGACCAATAATTTGAAAGGCTTTCAGTTGCAAGTGAAGCACCAGAAAACGAAAGATCACCCCAGTCGTCAAGGGCATACTTGAATTTAGTACACTTAAACGATATTGATGCATCTTTGTTTATTGTCATGGAGTCTATTAGAACATCATAGTTTCCACCGTAATCTGTATCATTAATTGTGATTACATCATCTGGTTGTAGTGCAACAAGTTTTGCCTTGCCAGTGAACGAAGCTGTGGATTCTTTCAGAAGTTTTCGCTGGAAGTATAGGCTTCCTAACCGCTGTGTGTGGTCTGAGTTCTTTACAAACGGGATTGCCAGCGTGTCGTTTGAAACATTATCTGTAGTTGACTTTGCCGGAACCATGTACTTAACGAGTTCGTCCTGAGAATCGTCTGACTTCTGGTATGCTATGTATCCAGAGTCTGATTGCTTCTGTGTTATAGCAGATGTCTTGAACGTTCCCTTGCCCACTTCACCGCTTTTAACAACGTCTGAACTTGTTATGGTCTTTTGCGAAGTTTTTGAAAGGACGTGCAGTTCTATTTTTTCATTATTATAGAGCGTGGAATGGCACTGGTTCAAAAGTGAAGCAAGCAGCTTGCCACGTGCTTCTTTATAATAGAAAGCTCCATTAAATGCTAACCCCCACGAATCATATGTAGAATCTGCCGAGGCAAATGTTACTGCTGAATCTATATCGGTTGATGGAGTCCCAAATCCTAACAGCACCGATTCTATTACGTCTCTTGGATTGGTTGTGGCAACCGAAGAACTCTTGGAAAACTGTGCTGGCATGTCAAACATATAGGAATCTGATTCTGCCCAGAGACCACAGGAGTCTAGTGAAGCCTCGCTCGATGACTTAGCAATAATAGGTTGGAATGCTTGCCACACCTTCCCGTTTGTATCCGAAACGGTACTCTGGGTAAATGCATATGAACCAGACGACCATACCGTGGAACCAAATGTTCTCGGTTGCCTTACCTTTGATATAGAATACGTACCGACTTCGCCTAGTAGGTAAAACCTTTCTGGGGTTGAAACAGATGCTGTCCTGCAAATAGCTGGCCTAAGTGGAATGTATGGAGTTCCAAATGTGGCAGGAACACACAAATCCCTTTCTTCGTATTTATCAGCAGGCGGAAATAATGCGCTTATGGAAGCAGTGTTGGGGTAATCTCCCTCAAGATATTGCTGTATAAAATCCTCACACACCACAGAGATAGACTGATATACATCGGCAGCGTGTTTAATCTTAAACTTAAACTGTCGTATAGCAGACTCATTGGTTCCGTCACCTATGGCTAGCCTTAACAGGACTGTACCACCGGCAAGGTCTGACGCAGATATAGTGTTATCCTTATTGGAAATCCCAAACGAAAAACCAGATGGTGACTGTATCCCCATTTCGGACGTTGCTCTATTTAGAGTTACACCCCTGAAATTAATAATCTTAAAGGTGTAGTTCGTCCCATCAAAAGTGTAGGCTTTTGTAGACCAATTATAGCTTACATCGTTCTTGTCGGTAATATCAAAAAGCCAGCTAACCGATTTGTAATTGCTTGCTATAATCGTATCTTGTGTCGCTGTTGTTGCTAACATTATATCTTTATCCCTATGAGGTTAATCTGCAATCTTGCCTAAAATTTTCAGTTTGACTCCAGTAATCCCGTAAATATAGCCACGCCTGACACTTCTCGGTAATTCTGATGCAAAACGCACCACATACACATGTCTACTTGCACTAGGTTCACCGTGGTTTATCCACTTAAATGATTTGGCTGTCCCACAACCCTTTGTTGTTGAATTAAAGAAATCCATAACCGTTCCAGAATCAGCTTCACTTATAGGGTTCCATTGCAGTGTTACAAAGAAAATAGAATCGGTATCTAGGGCTATTCTTTCTTCAGAACCATCGTCACCCATATGTATCTCTACATTCTTATTGCTTGTTTCTGTCAAAGTATTTGACGGTTTAACGTCTAGGGTTACATCACTATCCGCAGTCGCCAGTGAACAATAATCGTACATCTCATAAGCCATTACATTATCCCTCTAGTTTGTTCTATTAATTCGGGGTTTGTCTTTAGTTGGCTAACAACAACATGCCCTATTTCATTTCCGTCTATTTCAACATGAACGTGGGTGTCTCCAGAGAGTCTTTCTGCTATTGCTGTACCAATGGCTTCTGGGTCAATACCGAGAGACTTCATGAAGTTACCGTTAGTTGGGTTGTTTAAATCCATGGAACTTCCGATATATCCACCGAAGCCCATTTCTACCGGAATGCCTCCTCCCTTTTGTGAGACAACCACTTCTGTTCCGTGAAGTTTTGCGTAATAGCCAGATTCCGGGCCGGAAATAAGACCGCCATATTTACGCCCCCAACCATCATCTTCACCACCCGCTGTGTCACCAGAGAATCCACTGCCATTGCCGCCATTGCTTGCTCCAGTACCATTGTACCCACCGCTCGGCATACCGCCAGTCATATCGACTCCCACATCCGCATAACCGCTATCTTCACCCCCATTAAAGGTATCCCCCGTAAACAAATCAGGATACATTGTTTCTAGCGTAGGTGCAGTCGCAACCGGTACCCCTGTTATTTCTGCAATCAGTGCATCTCCATATAAACCCGTATCTGGTATTCCCCCATAAAGCTCTCCTAACTCGTCTAGCGCTGTTTGTGCTGTACTGTAGTCTAATCCGAACATTACAGCCTGTCTCAAAGCTCCCGTTAATGGTGAAACAGCAAAGCCCAGAATGTCAGCCATTCCCTGTAGAAAACCCTGCCACCCACCGGTCATTGGATTAATTTCATCAACCCTAGCGTCGAAAGCTGTTTTTAATGCTAATGCATCTGCCCAATCTTTTGTTTCTTGAGATAAATTTCCATATGGATCTCTTTCTTCCCAGCTTCCAACACCGATGTCTTCTCCACCAGCTCCACCACCTTCTATACCCCAAGATCCTAAATAATTAGCCATCTCGGTTTCGGTACTTGGGAGAACCGTTGATTCTGGGTTAAGTAAGCCAGCTACTTCGTCGGGTATAGTCCCTCCAATCGGAACTATAACCGCTTCTTCCAGCCGTAGGGTCAACGCCGCTAACTGCTCGTCAAGTCTAGTCAAAACATCTGTTAGTAATGTATTGTTAGTGTTTTCTGCTATTTCTTCAAGAAGGGCGACCTGTCTATCTACCAAGTCATCCTTTATCCCAGATATATCCGAAATTATCGAAGCATTAAGTGATGCCATATCCGAACCATATGCATTCATAAAACCAAGATATTCTGGTATGAATCCTAGAAGCTCATCAACACCCTCCTGTGTGGTCACCCCACCAAGCAGGTCTTGATATCTACCCGTAAACCATTCTTCGCTTTGCACTGGAGCCAAGTCTCCACCGGTAAGCCTCATAATCATATCGTCAATTGAGGTTATCTGTGAATTAAGCGAGTCAAGTTCCTGTTGCTGGAGTTCTAAACTTCCTTCTGCCGCATCAGTCATTCGTGTAAGAAGGTCGAGACTATCGACATAGTATGTTGCAGAATCTTCATCAAGGGTATCATACTCTGCCATAAGGCTGTCGAATGTATCAGTGGGGCCGATTATCCTTTCACGCAATTCCATGAAACCGCCCTTAAGGTCTTCTATATACGAATAGAAAGCATCGGCACTTTCTGCCATTTTCAACATACCGACATATGCCCTTTGCCCTGCTTCCGTAGATAGGTCTAATCCTTCCAGCATATCCCTATATCCTTCACGGGTTAACGGGAAAGCCAAGTTAAGGTCTCCCATTGCACCCGCTAATTGACCCACTAACCTAAATTGTGCTTCTTGTTCTGTGAAAAACTTATCGTAATATGTTTCTGATGCTTCTCGAAGTATATCAAGCCCACCAGCCATTTCAATAATGGCCTCAGAAAAAGCAATCATCGAGGCTGTATCTGAAGCTATTTCATCGTAATACTCAGTCTCGTATTGAGCGGGTGCTGCACCCCTAAGAGCTGGATTAAGAGCAAGAAGGTAGTCAAGGACTTCATCAGTAAAGTTGTAGGCAGCATAAGCATCCTTCCAAGAGTCATCGTCCGCCCAAGCTTTCCATTCATCGGTTACAACCTGCCTAGACTTTTGAAGGATAAGCGCATAGGAACCGATAGACTGCTCGGTCATCTTAAGGGTATCGAGTACAATGGCTTTGTCAATAACTATCCTAGTAGCTGTTTCAAGCATCCCTTCGCCCAATTGCTGGTATGCACCAATTAACTCACCGAAGAGAGCATCAACAGCATTGTCACCAAGGGCGGAGAAGTGTTCAGTTAGAGTCTTGTTGACATCTTCGGAACTTAGACCACTAAGATTTATCTTTGCCCCTGCAAAGACATAATTCAGGGTTTCATTCATATCCGTACCGAGGCTGAGAGTCAAGTCAACAAGGGTGGAACTCATGTTCTGGAATACCATGTCTAATAGCCGAGAAACATTTTCATCAAGCGCCTTGTAAGCAGTATAATAAGAGTCTGAGTCTGAGCTGAACCAGCCACCTTCTTCGTGGGTATGAACATCTGTATACTGCTGTCCGCCTATCCCAACTCCACCGCTAAGTCCCCCCACAGAACCTGCACCAGTAGAAATACCAGAACCCGTTATATTCGTATAGCCACCACCACCAAAGATGGAACCAACTAAGCTTGATACCGTATCGTCTATCCAACCAGATATTCCAAAGGTCAAATCATTAAAAATATCCGTTAAACCCAAAGACGTAGCTGATACAAAGTCGTTAAACACGCCCTGCACACTTCCCAAATATTCCCCAACTTGGATACCAGATGTATCAATTCCCCCCATCCTGAAAATGGAAGTTACAAGACCCTTAATGTTGCTATTCAGCTTCTTCATTTCATTATAAATACCAGACAGTTCCCTGTATTGCATATCATATGTATCTTGCAGGAACTCCCATGAATTAGCCATAGAGCTACTACCAGTTCCAGCTTCTGCACCAAGAACGGTACTTGCTGGAAGAGCTGGGGCCACATCACCGCCACCGCCACCACCAAAGCTTACCCCAGCTTGTGAAAGCAGTGCAGCCATTGTAGCAACCATAGCAGCAACACGAGCAAAAGCGGTATATGGATCTCCCTCACCTTGGGTTGCCACCGCAACAACTGCGGCCTTAACCGCTGTAACCATGAGCATTGCCTGTTCTGCAATCTGGAATGCCATTGATATATCGTGAAGCCTATTCCTCTCACTACTATCCTCAGCATACAATTGACTCAGACCTTCAAACATATCCGAGTAACCAGACCACTGGTTTTTGATATGCTTTACTTCGTTTTCGTACATCTCTTCCGCAAGATCGTTACGGGCTTTGATAGACTTGGCTTCAGCAGCCTCCTTATCTCCGGTGGCATTGATATCCGCCTTCCTCCGAGCCTCTATTAGCTCAATCATCCTGTCGTGATAAGTGTCTTCAAAACCAGTCAGGTCTTTGTAGTAATTTACGGCTTCGGCTAACCTATCTATATATTCGCTAGAAGCGTCTTTTTTTTCTGGTTCAAGCCCCTTGGCGTAGGCTTTTCTCATTACCTCTGTTATTTTAGCAGCTTGTTCTTTTGTTTTACCTAACTGCGTCTGTAACATCTCACCAAATATAACTAGATCCTTATCATAGTCTTCAATTTTTACAGCGGTTTCCCCTATTTGGATTATACGTAATTTGTTGCTATAGTCTTCATATAGTTTTAAGCGAGTCTCGCTATTTGCTTTATCCCATTTAGATAGTTGGTCAAGTTGCGCCTGCTTTAAGGCTAGAATTTCGTCTCCAGCTTTTACTTCTAAATCGAACTCTTTCATTCTCGCTGAAGTTATACTCTTTATTGCCTCTTCTTGCGTCTTTACATCTGCTTTTGCAAATTCGCTACCATGCTTTGTAATTGTTTCTCTGGCTTCCGCTGTAATTTTCTTTTCGTAGTTCCACCTTTCGCTCATTATTTCTTTTTCTATAGCAGCCGTTGCTTTGTCTTTTTCAATTCTGTATTTTTGGTTCTTCTTATCCTCATCCATTTTGCGTTTATATTTAATTTTTTCTGTTTCTACCATAATAGCTACTATTTGGTCTTGCGCTTCCTGCTCTTCCTTTGGAAGTTGTTCCTTTACTAACTTTGCTATTTTTTCTGTGTATTTTTGAAAGTGTTTGAACCGTTTAACTTGAGCATCTTTTGATATAGCAGTCATTAATTCTTCAGATGATAAGACTGCACCTTCACTTGTACTTAATATACGTTTTCTTGCATCTTCATACACACTTGCTTCGGTTTCAGCAGTGCTAATATCTTCAGTTAAGGCACGTTGAGTCAAAGCTACTTTATCTATTACTTTTTGCCATTCTTTAGAAGTTTCGACAGCATTAGATATTGCTCTTTCCCATTCGTTTGTTCCCGTTGTTGCTTTATCAACGCCAGCCTTCATTTTTTCGGTATAAGTAGCGTTATCCATTGCTTCTTTTGTGTCTTCTATTATTTGCTTTTGCTTATCAATCACCGCTATGGCTTGTTGTATGTCTTCGTCAAATGCTCCATAATCTTTCCTTAGACTATTTATAACAGTAGAAGTTGTTGCAATTGAGTCAAAACTATCATTAGCTATAGCCTGTGCAATTTTGATTCTATTTAAGACTATAAGATATCCATTAAGTGCCTTTGTTGCGGTGTCTATATTGGCCTGAAGATACTTTCCTGCCAGAGACTTCTTGAAATCCTCGTTATTTTCTGCCAGATTACTTTCTGCTACTTTTATTATTTTTTCTTGTTCAGACTTAAACTTATTGAGTGCTTTTATTCTGTCGTCATAAAACGTAGGATCTTCATCTATAGTATTAACTAAAATATCAATAGACTGTTTATCCATTACATCAATCTGTTTTTTTATTTGTTCAAGGTCTTCTTTCTTATCAAAATATTTTATTACTATTGTGATTGCCTTATATGCAGCAAGAGCTAATAATACTGGCCATATGGAATTGAGTACTACGGAAAACCCCTTAACGGCAGTGGTGGCGGCCGTTACGGCAACTACGCTGGCTTCAGATGCAACGGCTGCTCCGTTAATGGCAGCCGTTATCCCAATAATGATCTTACCAACCCCCTTCCAGAGTAAAAATGCAGCACCAAACTGAATAACTGTTTTTGTTGCACTAACCATAAACTTAGCCATTGACACAAGAGAGTCTTTATGGTCATTAATCCATTTAGTGGCATTTATGAGCGTATCTCTTAATGAATCACGATATTCATCGAAAACACGTATTAAGTAATCTTTGATAACAGAGACAAGCTTCTTCAATGCAACGTCTACCGTCTGAATCATGTCTACATATTTTTTGCTTTCCCCGTTAACATTTCTAAGTGTTTCTTCAAGTTTACCATATTGATCTATATTGCTTTTTAGAACAAGGACAGACTTCAACGCCCTAACGCCAAACATATCTGATATCTCGTTAACGCTTATCTGTTGTTTTCCTAATTCTTTTAAAACATCAATAAGATTTGCATCTACCCCCAATCCTAATTTCTTTGCAGCATCAGCAGTCTTAATAAATGACATCTGAAGCCCACGACCAGCTATTCCAGCTTTGATTCCTGACTGAGAAAGAGTCCCAATCATGGCAGAGACCTGCTCTACTGTATACCCCAATTGTGCTGCTATAGGTGCGGCAAACTTCATAGCATCTGCCATCATTTCGACATCAGTGTTAGACCTCGTTACTGTGCCAGTAAAAACATCTATTACTCTGCTTAGCTGGTCGACTTCTAAGTTAAATGCCCTAAGTGTATCACTAACAATATCAGTAGCCCTGCCTAGATCCAAATTGCCTATTTGGGCAATAGCAAGCGTACCAGATAAAGCATTAATTGATTCTTCTACTGTAAACCCAGCCCTAGCAAGATACTTCAGTGCTTCAGCAGCCTGAGTCGCACTCCATATAGTTGTGCGTCCAGCCTCCATCGTAGCTTTTTTAATGGAGGCAAATTCCTGAATTGTGGCTCTTGCGATTGCACGAACTTCTGTAACACTTTGTTCAAACTCAATACCAACACTCATTGCAGCGCTGACTTCTTGGATAGCGCGGTCTAAAATCATCAACGTGGCAGCAGTAGATGCAACTGTACGTACAAAAGTTACCAAATTCTTTCTTGACTTGGCCGTAGCTCCGGCAGCCGCAGCATGGGAAGCTGCCAACTGTTTATTTTTTGCTGTAAGCCTATCGACTGATGCGCCTAGTTGCTTGTTCTTTGCTGTAAGCTGCTTGACCTCTTTTTCGGACTTATTCATTCCGGTGGCAAGCTTCTTTATCTCGGCATCAAGTTTCTTAATCTTAGCTTCTGTTTTCAAAGAACCAGAACCCATCCGATCAAGATCTCGTATTATTTTCTTTGCTCCAGCGTCAAACTGTGATGCATCTAAGTTAAATCTTACGCCTGCCATAGTCTACTCCAAAAAAAAGCCAAGCTACTTTTTAGGTTTGCTCGGCTTTTCATAATCTTGACCATCTCGTGGCTCCATTAAATGTGGATAAAGTGTTTCTTCTACTAGAAGAATTCTTTCAAAATCTTCCCATGTCGCATCTTTTGCTCTGCATAAATCCAGTGTTGCATCTATCTTTATAGGGGCAAGTCCACTCATTGAAGAACCCCTACCGTATCTATGTAACCACCCCCACAGCATCCATGGTAACATGTTGTCTGGTGCTAGTGTTTTTGGTTTTGGGCAATCATCGCAAGGTGGCTCTTCCCCATAACTTGCATATAGCTCCCTGCATTCCTTGCAATCGAGGGTTGTGGAGGTTCCCTTCTTGCGAACGGTTCCCCCATACCACTCTGCCCATGCTACAAATTTTCTTTATCAGCCTCGGCTTCTTTTATACCAGCTTCGAGGATTTTGTCTGCTTCTTCAAGAACCCAATTAATTACTTCTGGGTCTCCGTTGTAAATCTTCAGCTTGTTCTCATCGGTACAATCGAGAGGCATCCCCTCTTCATTTTCTGCGCCCTCCCAATCAAGAATAGTCTTCTTAATCTTCTGCGACTTAAATGCTTGGTAATCTGGGGTATCCTCAAACCTCTGACCCTTTTCCCATCCAAACTTTCTACACAGCTTGAGAAGGTCTGCATTCTCTGATTCTGTCATGGGTGAAACTAGAAACTTCATCTCGCCATCTCCGCGCAAAAAATGAATCCACTGTTCTGTTTTCTTTGTACGTAACTTCATGGTATTTCCCCTTATTGAGCATCTACGCTCTAAGTGCTTCCCCGATATTAATAAAAGCACGGGATGTGGGGATGCCGGGATTCACCCCCACGCGCCGCTAAGCGTTCCCCGTGCCATTCTTATTATATTGCTAATTCATAAAGTTCATTCTCAAAACCCATCCAGATAGAAATTGCTGTCCTTCCGTCTGGAGCCACTATGTCGATGCCGTGTTTCTCTATGAAAGCTAAGCACCTAAGACGAACTGTAGTTTTGATAGCGTTAGTGGATGCTATTTTAGCTCTCAGCTCAACGACTCTTTCTGGATTATTTTTTCTCCATTCAACTCTTTTCTGGCTAAGCTCTTCTATTTTTTGGGGAAGGTGGCTGAGATACCACTTTTCGGTAATGATCCTATCCCCCTATTTTCTTTAATTATCTCAATATTATACCTAGACTGTCCTCACCTACGGTTCCAAGTGCCTTAAATGTGACAGACATTGTTTGAGCCGCACCGTCTTGGCTTATTTCTGGAACCTGAATTTGTGCCTTAGGCATAACCAAATCCATTCTGTACCCTGCTGTATCGCCAAAACTAATCGTTAACTCCTTTTGCGTGCCATCAAAGCCTTGTGTGAAGTATTGAACGTCAGCTTTTCTAAGATATAATCCAATACTTCCATTTATATCTCTAACGTCCTCAACAAAATTTTCTGGAAAATCGGTTCCAATCTCATCGTTAAGGTAGGTTTTGGGAACCGAAATGGTCAAGTCCATGCTTCTGGTTTTGGTTGCAACATCGTCAAGATAGACATCACTTAGCCGACTTTCGACGGCAGTACCAATTGCCGTTTCGTCTCCGAGATATCCGGCTATTACATCATCAGCACTCCACCCCTCGCCAATTCCAGTCCCAAGGGTGAGTACGTCTCCTGTTATAGAGCTTATTTCGTAGCCAGCGGTACTATTGCTATCTTCTTTGGTTTCGTTCCATATATAAGAACCGGCTTTATACAATTCACCGTCAGCAACACTAATAGTTGTTGCACTTGCAGTAGAGGCGGTAGCTAAAGTGCTCGTTCCAGCCCACACCATTTCCATCCCTTCACCACTAAAGGTGAACATAACAGCACCTTCATTG